TAATACATTCATCCATAGATTCATATTGTTTATCTATCTGGATAAATTTTACATCAGTTGGATTCTCTAAACTGTATTGAGAAATATGCACAAATACTACAAACATAAACCAATTCATTGATTACTCCTTTGGTTCTTTCCATATAGAATGTTTAAATTCTCTAGTTTTTTTATCTTGTTTGAGAAGTTTATCGTAATCAGATGACTTATAATCTTGTGGAATATTTCTTAAATTCTGTCTCCAAGTTTTAAATTCTTCTGATAATTCTTCTCCTTGTTCACTAGCTTTAATAATTTTCCAATCAGTTTTGTTGAAAATATTATCACGAATTTTTCTTATCTCATTAAGTTTTCTGTCATCTGTTTCATCTAACCACTTTTTTCTTGCAATTATTATTTGTTTGGCTTGATCTTCTGAAACTGGATATAAAATACCATTAACTAATTTAGGAGCAATTTCTTCTCCATCTAAAGTTACCCAATTTTTTTTAGGTTTATCTATTTCATAAGCCATATTGTTTTACCTTGATAATCCATATAAACTAATCTTGCCACTATCTAAATTTGTACTTCCATTGTTGCATACGAATTGTATTCCATCCATTGTTATATCAGTATTATAAAATCCAGCTACAGTTGATGTAGTAGATGTTGTTCCATAAGTAGCAAGAACTCCACTACATTGTGGTCGCCCACTAACTCCAACATTAAATAAATCTAAATAGCCACTCAAACCATCTGTTGCATCAGTTCCACTAAATGCAGTTAGAGTGCAAAACTCTCCATTATTCCAAGAATCAATAGCTGCGTGTGTAGATGACATATCTGATTTAAAACCATCTCTTACATTTGCACTATTACCATCAACTAGCCAAGAAGATCCACCATCAGCAGTAATTCTTGCTTCTATTAATTGGTCATCTGCTGCTGCTGCTAATTTATCAAAAACAATTTTATATATTGGATAAGTTGTGTCCATTACAACATCTGAAGTACCATCTATAAAATCAACTGATGAAACACCACTACTTAATGTAACAGTTTTAATATGTGTATAAGAACCACCTGCTGCTGATACAGCTTTAACTAGTCCACCACTTCTTCCTAGATTGTCGCCTATTATTCCACTCATAGTTTATTCCTTTCCTATAATGTTTGTAATAAATAACTAACAACAACATCAATATTTGATGTGCTGCCTGTAATTATTGATAAATGATCTGTTGCTTCCATTACAAACTTTGTAGTATGTTCAAAAGTTTCGTTAGCACCAAGAGCTTGTGTATGATAAATATATGTATCACTTCCACCACCAGCATCATCAATCAATAAATTAAATGTTTCAGCAGCACCAGCAGTTTCACAAATTGTAACTGATAAGACAGTAGCAGTTGTTCCTGCACCAACAGTTAATAATGCTTGAACAGAAGATGCATCACCTCTAAATGTTGCTGATTTTAATAATTCACTTGCCATTGTTTGTTTCCTCCATTAATAAAATATAATAATTCATAATTTAAAATCCTAATACTAATGCCTTTCCTGTACCTGTTATATAAGGTGTCATTGCTGGATTAGCAGTAATCGTTACAGTATCTGTTGCTGTAACTGCTGTTGTTACTCCATTACCAGCAGCAACAGTCATTGTATTTCCATCTGCTATTGTTTGAGTTGCTGAACCATCTGATAAAATAAAATTATCCATAGCACCAGAACCATCATTACCAGATTGAATAAATTGAACTCCTACTCCATCACCATCTGAAAAAGATCCATTTGAAACTACATGAGTTACTGCAATTTTTGAATAGCCAGTAGCATCTGTTACAGCACCACTTACCTTAAATAATGCATATGTACTAGTAGTACCTTCTTTTGTTATTTGAACATAACCTTTTGCAGTTGTGTTCGTTACAGCATCCCAAGTATCTACATAAGGTTGTATAGTTGCTCCAGCATCATCTACATCATCTACATATAAAACAGTTGCACTTGCTATCGTTGCGTTATTCCAAGCAATTTTTCCAGCACCATTATCTGCATCTGCTGTTGAATTATCCCAAGTCATTCCTAAACCAGAAGTTCCTGCTGTGCTACCTGTTGTTCCTGTATCGCCTGTTGTTCCCTTATCACCAGTTCTTGTAAAATGAATTGAAACTGCACCACCATTTGTGATTGTTCCATTAGAATCAATATGAGTTACAGCTAATTTATTATAACCACTTGCATCAGTAGTTGCACCTGATATAGAAAATCTGGCATAACTAGATTGAGTAGTTTGATCTTTAATAGTAACAAAACCTTTAACAGTTGAAGTAGAATCATCCCAAGTTAATACATCTGCCGATACATCAACTCCTTTTGAATCTGCATCATCAATATAAATTGCTGATGCTGATGAATAAGTACCATTATTAAGTCTTACATATCCAGATCCTGGATCACTATCAGTTGTAGTACTAGAAAAAAGATAATCTAATCCAGCACTTGTACCATCTTCACCATGAGCTACAAAAGAAATAAATATTTCATCATCATTTGAAAAAGAACCAGCTCCTGCAATATAAGTTAAAGGAACTTTTGTATATCCAGTAGCATCTGTGATCGCAGCATTAATTTTATAAACTGCAAACACTCCAATATTAGTTGCTTTATACATTCTAATTCTACCACGACTGGTAGAATTTCCTGATACATCATCAAATGATTGTACCCATGCTGTTACATCATTAGCAAAAGCATCTGCATCATCTATATATGCTATTGTTGCTGAAGCTAATGTTCCATTATTAAATCTGACATATCCACTTCCTGGATCTGCGTCAGTTGTAGTTGTTGAATAAGTAAATTTTGTTGAATCTCCACCACTTGGAACTTTATCTGTTGATTCCAAACCATCTCCTGCTGCATTCCATGCAATAACTTGACTTGCTGTTGGTTCTGGAAAGACTAAATCTAAAGTAGTAGAAGCAGGTTTAACTTTAGGAGTTCTTCTAAAATCAAACTCTAGTTCTTGTACCATCGCAGTATGTTTATCTAAATCTGTATTAAGAGTATCTATTTGAAAAGCACCAGATGTTGCAAAGTCAGTTGTTCTTGCAACTGGCACATCTCTTAGTATGGAAATAATATCACCACTTGTTGCACCAGTACCTAGTGTCATTGTACCACCAGCAGATGCTCCTGCACCTGTTACTGTATAATCAGTAGTTAATGTTTTTAAAGTATCGTTTTGATATACTTTCAAATTAGAATCAGCAAAGAATGGAAAGTTTACAGTAAATGCAGTTTGACTGCTACTTGCTGTATAATTCACTCTAGGTGTTGTATCTGATATTGTTATATGTGCCATTATAGTCTAAGTCCTTTTTCTATATCATCAAATATGCTATCTAACCAAAATACATTCTGGAATGGTAAAAGTCTACGCACATTCCTCGCTGTATTAAAATCATAGTTACCTAATCCAATGTCAGTAAAGACACTTCCAAGATTTCCTAGCTGTCCACCAACTGGTGTTATTCCTAATTTTCTTGATAAAGAAGTAGGATAATTTGGTCCAATACCTAGAATTGCTTCTAATCCTATTCTGTTATTAGATAATGCCATAGCTGTTTTATCTACATCCATTAAATATCCTAAGAGTGCAGATCTTTCTATAGCATCATATACTTTTGATCCAAAAGGTTTTTTAGTATAATCTTTTTCAAAACCTTTTGAAGTTCTCATATAATCTACAAAAGCACCCATAGCTAATAAGTATATTGCTTGTTCCATAAATTCTTTTTTGCCTTCTTGTAATCCAGCCATTAATACTCTGTTAGTTGCTGCTTGTGAAAACTTTTTGAATTGTGATAACAAACCTCCTAATTCAGTATTCATCCATAAAGCTACATCTCCTTTACCTGGAGTAACGATTACAATAGAAACATCATGTGCCATAGCTCCTGTAAATGCTTCTATTGCTTCTTGACTTTTCCATGCATCTATATTTGCAGTTTGTATATATCGACCATCGATTGTTCCTGTAGCTGCATTTAATTCTTTAGCAATCTGTTTAGTAATTTTTGAACCTTCTCCTGTAATAGGTAATCCAGATCTGGCTAATCTACCTCTCCATAAAGCTCCTATATCTTCACCTTTTCCATATTTTATTAAAAGAGGGATTACTTTAGATTGCCAATATACTCCTGTTAATTGTTTCATATATCTATTCCAGGTAGACATCATATTTATATAAGCAAAATTAAACTGCGACATTTGATCTAATACTCCTTCCATTTTAGAAGTATAAGTACCATGTTCTGGTAGATCTGCCATTATTCTTGCTCTTGCAGATATATGAAGATCTGATGCTTCTTCTAATTTATTCAAATCTCTCAAAGTTAATTTTGCCATTTTTTTCCATTTAGGAAAACTAGTTGTTAATTCAAGTAATTCTTTCCTAAATACCGAAGAGAATCCTGCATATCCTACAATTCTTGCTGTATCAACAGCAGCAGAAAGAAGTCCTGTAAGCATAGTTAAAGTATTAATTTGTTTTATAGATCTAATAATAGATGAATATGTTGAAGATGGATCATCAGCTAAACCAAATGTTCCTTTTAATAAATCTCTATTTGCTTTTACATCTCTTAAAGTTGCTTTTCTTTCACTTAAAATTTTTTGTATTTTTTCTGCATTTGGATTATTCTTAGAGATATCTATTAAATCATCTACATTTTTTTCTATTTTAGCTTTACCGAAAAATAAATTAGGATCACTAATTTCTTCTTTGCTTTTTACTTTTCCACCTTTAACAACTAAAGGTTTACCTGTTTTAATTTTATGAATTTGAAATTCATAGCTATAAGGATTAGCTTGTAATTTTGCTCCTAATGCTTTTGCAAAATTAATATAATCATTATTAACAATATCTAACATATCTCTTAAATTATTTTTTGTTCCATTTGTTTTTACAATTTCATCAATCTCATCTGGTGTTTTACCTTTCATCCATGCTTTGCCTTCTCTAGCAATTCTTGATTTTTTATAGTATTGTCTATTAAACCTAGATAACCATATATCTGCTCCCATACTTCTGGCATAATATTGTTGTAATCTTCTAGGATCGTGAATTAAATAATCTATTAATTTTGGATCTTTCCAATTAATTTTACTTTTTCTTTTATGAAGAGATGAAGCCCAACCAACAGTAGCTTCACTATAAGGTTTAAAATAATTATGTTTTTCAATAGCTGCAAGTTCAGCTTTAATTACCTCATCTTCTAATCCTTGTGCTTTTACAATTTTAATAAATTTATCTTTCTCCTGCATAATCTTTGTTTGGTTCTTAACTAAAGGAAAATAAAATTCAGGATCTACTTTTGTTTGTCTACTTTTTAATATATCTTCCCAGTAATTTTGAAAATTTTTTAATGTTGTTTCGCCAAATTCTTTTCCATTCATTAATACATATCGTTCTTCTACATCTATTCCTTTTTTTCTTATCACTTCTGTTCTAGTTATTTTTCCTGCTTCCATTCTTACAAATGCTGCATTAATTTCAGCAATCTGATTATTAGCTTGTGCTACATATATGCCTTCATCAAATAATATATCATTGATTGGACCATAAAAACCTTTTGCTTGTATTTTAGCTCCTTCCATTATTTCAGGAATAAATTTACCATCTACATAAGCAAGTTTTGGATTTATTTTAACAGCCGTTGTACGAGCTTTAAAATCATTTATTCCAATACCTTTAAAAGTTAAATTAAAATCCATTCCTAATCTTCTTCTTGTTAATTCAAAATCTGTTACATCATCTATTTTTTGTTTATTTCCAAACTGTTCTTTCTTTATTCTTGTTTTATATTTTGCCCATAATTGGTCTAACTCCATATTATTTTGTATAGACATTCCTTTGAATTTTTTAACAAATCTTTCTCCATTATTACCCCCACCTTGTGCATATCCTTTACCCATCTTATGCATTTCTAATAGTCCAGGATTATCTAATATTTGAGTTGCTTCTCTTGCAGTAATAGATGCTGACATTGATAATCTTTTTTGTGGGTTATCAGGGATTCTTTCTATCTTTAATCCAGTTTTAACTAATTGATGTTCTGCTGATCTCTCTTCATATTTTGGCATTTTTTTTAATTTGCCTAATGATTTATCTGAGAAATGTTTTTTAGTATGTACATCTAATACAATACCTTTCCAATGAAATATTTCACCCTGTTCTGTTAGCCATCTTATTATTTGATTTTGTTCTTGTTGTGCTACATATGTTCCTTGAGTAAAATCTGGTGTCATAAAATAAGGAGTTTCAGCAGCATATTCTTTTAAAGCTATTTTATGAATCCTATCTTCATATACTTTTATAGATTCCCCACTTTTTCTTGGATATCTTGCATGTGTAACTTCATGTCTAACTATATAACCTAAATATTCTTGAGGAGTACTAAATAAATCTTTAACTTTTTTTCCTCCTAAAGATTGATTTTGAACTTTAGATGTTTTAAAAGCATTATATATTTTTTTTGCATCATATGTAATTTCTCCAGTCTTTATATTATATTGAGCTAATTCTTTTGTTTTAATTGGTTCTTGTTTTATTTGTACATCTCTTTTTTTTATAATTTTATTTATCTTAGGAGGAAGCTGAACTGTTGTTACATTACCATTGTTTTCTTGTTTATAAAATCTACTAGGAGGATCTAATCTTTGTTCCATAACAGTCATATTATCATCATGTTTTTTTGCTATCTTATGTATTAATTTTCTATCATTTGCAAGTCTGCCTAATCTACTTGATTGAGCAAATAACCCACCAAGAAGTCCACTAATAGTTCCTACTCCTGCAATAGCAAAATAGGAAATTTCTGCTGGTCTTGTTAAACTTGATGATTGTCTAAATCCTTCAGCTATAGTTTCTAATCCCCCCATAGTAGCACCAATAGTTGCAGCTTTTTGTAATCTTGATAATCTGTTCATTTTCCATACATTTTTCATAATATATGGAGCACCTAATATAAATGGATCTGAAAAAATACCAGCTATTTTACCTATCATATATCCTGGCTGATGTGCATTAGATAAAGATTTTTCTATATCTGTTTTCATACTTAAGGCATGATGTTTATTTTGTGCTGAATCAAAAAGACTTGGTTTAAACATACCAAATTCTTTTACTTCTGGATCTTCTCTCCAATTATAAGCTTCATCATAATCATATTCTTTAGCTACACCTATCGCCATTTTAATTGGTTCGTCTAGCCAAAACTCTTCTTTGAATCCCTGCAAGGGAGGACCCATTATTTTTTTAAATGCATCCTTCCTTGGAGTTAGTGTTCCGACTGGTTCGCTTTGATATTTTAATTGATACTTAGTTGTCATCATGTATAATCCATTTAGCATAATCTCCCAACACTTTTTTATATTCATTTTGTTGTGTTTCTGGAAGTTTACCCCAAATTAAATTTATCCAATTTTTTTTATTTTGAGTAAGAGGGTATTTTAAAAAATCAGATTTATTTCTAAACACTCCTTGATTGTTCCAATGAGCTACTGTTTCAGTTAACCATGAATTTATTTCAGCATGTACATTATCACTTAAGAAACTTGTATTTTCTCTTTTAACTAATCTTGCTATCTTTTGTTGAAAAAATGTGAAATGGTCAAGCTCTCCTTCTAAAATATTTTTTCTATTAATTATAGTATTTCTGTTGACAATAGATTTGTCATAATTAGGTTTATAAACATCATCAGCTCCAAGTATATAGTTTCTTGTTCCTATCATTCCTGGATCATCTTGATCTCTTGAAATATAGTAAGGTCTAAACTGATTAGAATCTCCAACTCTTTCATATTCTATCATTTTATGAGAAGCTAACATTATAGGAAAATAAATATGATCTTCATCATATGTTCCTTTTGCTATATCTACATCTAAAGCTTCAATTACTTTGAAGAAATCTTTATCTTGTAATTTTGTTAAACCATTTTTTAAAATGGTATCTCTTTCTTCCTTTGTATACACTCCACCACCAGGTTTTGGACTTTCTCTATTATTTTTTTTATCTAAATGTAATCTTCCATAAAATATTTCAGCATGTCTATTTATAGTTGCTCTTCCAGCTACATCCCAATCTTGAAATCTTAATCTAGGATCATATGTTTTTCCTACATAATGAGGATGCTTTTGGGCTTCTTTAATAAAAGATGTTTCTGGAGCTTTCCATGCCCATTCTACAGCATTGAATCCCTGTGTAGATGGAACAAAAGGAATACCTAAACGAATACTTCCAATACTTGAAAAAGGAAATTCTAATTCTTTAATACCTCGTAAATCTTTTATTTCTTCATCTACTTTAAATTTGAATTGTCCATGGGAAACTTTTTCATTATTTTTTGCAAGTCTACCTCGTACATTATGTATTGCTTGTTTAGCAACTTTAGTTGGTACTAATGAAATATTATCTCTTAATAATTCACCAAATTTTTCTCTTGATGCTTCTTCTTTAAATAAATTTTCTATATTATAATTTGGATCTGATATAGATTTTGGATCTATCCATGCTAAATTATCTTCTAACATTTCTACTAATTTTCCTCCATGTTTTTCCATTATAGTAGATATATTTGGGAAATCTGTTGTATTAAAAGGAAGCCATAAACTCCCATGTGGATCAAAGTCTTGATATTCGTAATTTTGATCTTTAATATCTGTCCAAGCTCCTTGTGAATATCGACCTTGTTCTCCTGGAAGTAATCTTTTAAAAAATTGTCCTGTCTTAGACACCCATTCCAAGTCTACAACATCTTTAGCTTCTGCTTTGGTAAATATTTGTTTAACAGTATCTTCAGTTATATTCTCTTTAATTTTTTCATATCTATCTTGTAATCCTTTATCTTTTTGTATTTTTATAAGATCTTGTCTTAAGGTTTCTGATTGTGCTATATTAGATTTACTTAATATATAATCATCACTATTAAAACCATTTTTAATACTATTTAGATAGCTAGTAATTATACTTCTTTCTTTATCACCCATTCCTGCTTGGTTTAATACTCTATTTATTTGTAATGGATCTGCTGCCGAAAGTAATAAAGCCATTGAAAAATTTTCTGCTTTATTAGAAAAATCTTCTGATAAAATATTTGGAACCCAATCAATCGCAGATTTTGGTGGCACACTTGTTTTTGATATAATATCAAAAACTTGTTTTCCTTTATCAGTTAATCCAACATTACCATCTTCATTAACAAAAGTTGTTATTTCTCCAAAAGCAGCAGGGTTAGCAAATAATTCTTTTTCTCCAGTTAGATCGTAAAGTATAGATTCTATTGCTCCTGTATCTGTTTCAGATAAACCTCCTTGTCTTTCTCCAAGTAACATTTCAGTTCCTGTTTCTCTTTTTTCTTCTGCATCTATTATTATTTGAGTAAGTTCACTTATCTGTTCCAGATTTGCAATATAATCTCCCTCTTGTATTAAATTAATTCTTAATTCTTTAGCTTGTTTAATAGAAGGATTTAGACCTTTATGGTCTTTTAGATTCTTTTTTATTTCTGCAATTTTAATTTGTAATTTTTCTTTTTCTAATATTTCTTCTAATTTAAGTTTTTGAGCACTTTGTCTTACAAGTTCTACAACATGATTGTGTGCTTTTTCAGCTATATTATTTATATCCTCTCTTTTCCATGCTTCACTTCCAAATATACTTTCAATTATTTCTATATCTTCATCATTTGCTCCCATTGCTTTCCAAGCATTAATAACAGTTTTTTTAGGAGATATTTCAAAATTAAATCTTGTTGTATTTACATCATCTATTTTTAAATCTTCTTTTGCTTCAGATGAAAGATAACTATATTGAAGAGTTTTTTTAGTAAGAGAAGTTATAATTTCTTTCTTAGCTTCTTTATATAAAACTGATACTTCTTCAGGATAAAAATAATTACTTTTTTTTGCATTATCCATTGATAAATCAAGATCAGCTAATCGAACACTAAGATCTGATAAATGAACATTTCCTTGTGCTATATTTTGTTGTATTTGTGCAGTAGTAGTTTCTAAACTATTTTTTATTTGTAGTTTATTATCAACAAATATATTTTTTTGATGTTCATCATAAACAATATTAAAACCAGAAATTCCTATTTCATCTAATAATACTCCTGGTCTATCTCCCAAAAATGGTCGTTCTGTTTCTTGTATTTGTAATTGTGCTGTTTTATAAATGTTCCAGGAATTGTCAAATCCTTTGGGATCATTTCTATGTGTTTGTCTTAATTCTATTGCTTTTCTTGAAGCAGAATTTTTTAACTTAGCAATATAACCATCATCACCACTACTTTTTAATTCTTTAGCAAATTTACTTACTGTACTACCTGCTTGCATTTGAGTAGCATAAGCATTTTGCATCATTTGATAACCAACTGGTCTTACAACTCTTGGTAAATTTCTTTGTCTACTTACTATTTCTTTTCTTTCTACTGCCATAATTATCTCCTAGTATCTACTCCTCCTGATTGTGTTCCTTCTTTTCCTTTCACTCCACCAGAACCTGTTGGTTTAGTTCCACTTCCTCCACCACTTTGTGTCTTTCCTCCTCCATATTCTCCAGGGTATCTTTCAATTCCTCCTGTTTTTTTTTTTGGGGAAGGAGTTTTTTTCATACTGGCAACAAATCCTGCTGATTCAAAAAGTATTTCACCTATTTGTCCTTTATATGTTTCTCTTGCTGCTTTCTTTTCTAACTCTGTTCCATGTATATTATATTGGTTTTCAATTAATTTATTTCTTTTATCTGCTAAAATTTCTCCCATATCAATATCAAATAATTTGTCCTGATGGTATTCCATAGCTCTTCTTGAACCAAAATCAGAATACATAACTCCCATAGCACCATATGCTGCTCGTCTTTTAGATTTTGATTCTTCTTCTTCCTGTCTTAATTGAAGTTCATCTTGTTTTGATTGTTCTTCAATTTCTTTTCTTTGTTGTTCTAATTGTTGTCTTTGTAAATCTGCTGATGCTTTGGCATAATAATATTGTCCTTTTGCTGCACGGGCTTTCATTACTTGTCCTGCTGCAAACAATGCTACTTGTAAATATGGATTTCCACCACCCATTTTAAAAACTTACCTCTAAAGCCATTCCTAATACTTTTGCTTCCAATGGTTGATCTTGTGTTACAGTTATAGTTGGAGCATTACCATATCCCATAATGGCAACTTCTTTTCTTCCTGTAAACGCACTTGGATCTGCCTGTTGGTCATCTTTGACTTCTCTAAAAGTTATATCTTTATTATTAACTAATACATTTCTTGCTGTGTTTAAATCTATATTTACTCTATTAACTCTTCTTTGTTCTCCAGTAAGTGGTCCTCCAGTAACAACTGTATCTACTGGCATAGTTTCTAATGTAGGAGTATAATTATATCCTCCTCTAACTGTTGCATGAGCTTCTGATAAAACTATTTTGTTATTACCAACAGTTGATTCTGGCATAGCATATATTGGAGAATCGCTAGGAGCTGCAAATTTTAATGCCTGTCCTGTTAATGTAGTCAAGCCATCATGTATTCTAGTTACTGTAAAAGTTAGAGCTGCGTTATCAGCAGGAGTAGATGCTAAAGCATCATTTAATGTTAATGTTACTTCACCACTAGACATAGTTGATACACCATTTATTGTATGTGTTTCTGATAATCCTGCAATAGTGAATTGTTCTCCTACAAATGGTTGGTCAGTTAATCCATCTACAACTAAAGTATTACCAGTATTACTTGCTCCTTTAACTAATGGAGTTCCGTTAGCATAGGCAGTATCTGTAAAACTACAATCTAATGTTATAGTATTATCTTCACTAAATTGTTCTAATGTAAAAATATCTGTAGTTCCAGGAGATGATGCATCTGATATAGTAAAACTTCCACTTCCTTGAGATGTTAATACTAATCTAGTTGTTGCTGAATTAGCTGCTGCTCCAACTGATGTAGTATGTAAATAAAAAGTATTTGTGTTTACTGCATAAACATAATAAGTGGTTTCTCCATCAACATTTGTTGCAACACTATTAACTGTTCCTGATGGATATACTCCTCCATTATTAGTTACAATCACATCATTACCTGTTGATAATCCATGACTAGTTTTAGTAAATAAACCATTTGATACATTAATTGCAGTTGCATCTACAGAAGTTAATATATTATCTTTTTGTCTTTTACATACTGTAAACAATTTGTTATCTACTGCTTGAACACTAATATATCCTGTATTAGATGTAGATGTATATCTTGTATTCCATTCTGTCCATCCTGCTAATTTTTCAGATCTGATAGAATGAAAGACTGACATAGTACCATCATTCATTATCCAGTAAGCAAATTGTTCTGGTCTTTTTTCATTACCATAAATAACAGTTGAATCTGTTGGAGTATTAATTAAATGTCCTGAAGTTAAACTTATAGAATCTGCTGTATATGCAGATTCTAAATCTGTATATAAAAATTCTCTAATAGACTTTCCATTTTTTTGTGAAAATAATGTAGCACCATCTAATAATTGTGGTTGTGTTCTATCTGCACCATGAGGAGTTTGCCTTCTAAATGTTATACTAGCAGGAGTAGCTGCTGTAGTAGTAGCTGATGTTTCATAAAATTCACCTGAATCTGTAAATAATTGTAAATTTCTAGATGATACCAAATGTCTAACCTCATTAACTTGATCTGTTCCTAATAACACTTGTATAGCATCACTTGCTGATGCATTATCAACATCAAAATTATCATAATCAGAAGTTTGAGATGCAAAAATACCATTAGGTAATGCAGGTGTTCCTGCAAACCATAATCTATCTTCGTGAAATACAACTGCCGAAGGATATCCTTGTTCAGCAGAAAATGCTTGTTCATCCCAGTCTTGATCTGCTGTACTACTTGCTAAAGTTTCTAATACAGTTCCATTCATAACAGTTGCACTAGATTTAGTTGTAGTTAATATTTCTTTTCCTTTATATCTAACTCTTATTGCTTCATGGTCATCTGTCCAATAATCAGCAGATGTAGTTAAAGTAATTGTTCCTGATGTTCCACTAGGATTTAATGTCATAGTAGCAGGAGCAAATTTATAGTAAGGTTGATAAGTTGGGTTGCCTGAAGAATGAGTTGCAAAAGAAAAATTACTTACTGTAAAAGTAGTTGCTGAAGTTCTTAGAATAGCTTGTGGTCGCATTAGTCTATGAACTATATACATCGTATCTCCATATTGTGCAAAATTTAATTCAAACAACATAGCAGTAGTCCAAGGACAACTTGTAATTTCTTGGGTTAAACTAATAGTTGAATTATTTACATCATAGATTCTTAATTTTGTATTCATAAATACAAAAAGATATTCTTCTGTATCTGAAAAAATAAAAGGAAGTAATCTTCCAGTACTGGCTAGAGCGTCAATATATAAACTGCCAGGTCGTCTCATTACTCCACCTTGTTGAAGTAAGGAAAAATTTTTTAATTGTGTACATCCTTGAAAGTATGCTGTTACATCACTTCTGGATGCAAGATTAGGATCTAGTTCTCCTGCTGAAAATGTAGATAATAAAGTTTTTATCTGTGGCATATCTAACTTCTTGAACTAACATTTTTTCTAAATACAGTAAACCTTGATTTATCTAATACTTTATTTGTTCTTTCTTGAGCATCTAAAGTTCTAGCTGTTCTCATTTGTATTTGAAATTTTTGTTCAAATGCTCCTACTAATTGTGCTGATCTAGCGATTGCTGCTCCAAATAAACTTGCTAATTGATATTCTAATCCTGCTATAAAGTATGGTGGAAATTGATCTTCTTCTTGTCTAAATGTATAATCCATTATAACAGTAGCTGTACTATCTAAATTACAATAAACTTTATCTCCATACTTTTCATATTTAACTAAATTATCATTAACTGTTACAGCATGTATCATAATACAATCTGCTGGTACTTGATATCCAGCATCCCATCTACCATGTGGTGTATCTTCTAATCTGCTAAGTTGAGCTTGTTGTGTTGAAAATCTCCATCTTGATTGAGTAAGTAAAGATCTTAATGTATCTTCATATAATTGATTTGCTACATCTGATTCTGTTGTGCCATCATCAAACGAACTTATAGTATTTGCTCCAATCATAGTTAATGCTTTGGAACATATATCAAATTTTGTTGTCGATTCGTTTGTATTTACAGCAACCATATTTTTCTCTTAAGTTTGCCAGTTTCTGTTTCCGAGTACTGGCGAACTCAGAATCTTAATTCATTAATGTTAATCCACTTTAAGCAAGTATTACTGTATCGAGATTAGTTCCACCATCATCGACAGATACTATTAAAATATCTACGACAGCATTAGAACCACCACTATTTACAAAAATGATATCTCCAGCAGTTAATTCTGCTTCAGATAAAATAAAGTAATCAGCGTTGTCTATATCCGTGATAGCATCTCCATCAGTATAATACCAGAGAGAGTTACTCTCGCCCATTTGGGCGATCTTTTTAACTGGATTAGCTAATTCATAAGCCATTTAAAATAAACTCCTATTCATCACACTCTACTACTCTAAGACCATCTTGGTCAATGATTTGTGTACCCATTGACATAGATGATGTTACTAAGTGTGCGACTTTTTCTGGTACATAATTGATCTCGGTGCTTACATCGTGTCCAATACCTAAGCCAGTAGAGCTTGAGTGCCAAGCTACAGAATCTCTTTCTGAGCTATTTTTAGTTAAACCACTATGGGTAAACCATAGATAACCTAACCATCTTTTGGCAACCATGCCACCTGGGAGTGGAAGTTGGTCGTAACCAACATAATCAGCACGACTAAATTCATCTATATCGATTAATTCAGTCCATGCTTTTGGAGCAACAACCCAATATCTCTGACCATCGTCAGGAACATCAGCGTTACCCATTCTTTCCCATTCAGCAAAAGCTTTAGCTTTAGTCATACCACCAGCAGTAGTTATAGTTGTACCAGTTGCCCATTCAGTTGTAAGAAGTAAGTCAGTTTTTCTACCTAATGCATAGGCAGCATTTTGTGCGACTACATTTCTTTCATCTATATTGGTTTTTAACAGATCTAACTTATCTACATACTCAGATGCATAGTAATCAGCAATCGTTGCGTCAACATAACTATGTGTTAAATCCATCGCTACAACTTCAGCATGTCTAGCTTTAGTACTAGCACTACCTTTAGCGACTTTTTGGAAACGAACAGTATTACCTACTACATTGTTTATCACACGAACTGTGTTTTTTAACTTTGAACCCATCCTTTGAAATGCAAGATGAACCTCAGCTTCAAATTGTGTAATAAAAGCTTGTGTTATCGTAGCAGCCATTATATATACCTCGTTTGGTTAATAAAAAATAATAATAAAGGTTTCTCGCCAATATTTTTATCTCTTATCCAGGATGGGGAGAATATTGAATATCTTTGGACCCACCCTAATGTAGATCAAATACACTATATTATGCAACGCACAAATTAATATGTGGGATATTTTCTTTTTTTTTTCTTTTTAGCCAAGCTTTCCTGCACTTCCCCCATCTGCTGGTTCATTTCCATACTTTTTATTAAACTGCTCAGTTACATAATTAACATAAGCAATATCTCTTTTGTTTGGATCTGAATATCTAGGATCAGCCATTAAAGCTTTTAAGTCCATATCTGATGCAGCAGAACTAATAGTAGCACCTTGTAAATCTCCTACACTTGGCTGTACTTGAGAATGCATGATTTGTTCCATAGCTCTTATGCCTTGTGCTGTAGAACATAAATTTTCAACAGCAGCAAAACCTTGTTCGTCTAAATGTTTCTTAGCCCACAATTCAACTGCTTCAACTCTTTTAGTAGCATTATCTCCTAATTCTGACATTTCCAATTCTGGATCTGGATTTTCAGCTTGTTGTGCTTCTAAATACATATTAACCATAGAATTAACTTCATCCTGATTCATATTATTTTCATGGGCTGTTTTTTTAAAATACTGCCATACTGGAGATTCTTCCATTTGTGATTTCATCTCATCAGTTATTTCTGTATTTTCAGGAAGATTTAATTTATAAGCATCTGGACTTTCAGGAACATCAGCAAGAGCATTTTCATTATATTCTTTTGCAAGCTCTTTTGCTAATTCTTCCTTTCGTTGTCCTAACTTGCCTTCTAAGTTACGATAACTTTCAGATAGTTTTTCAACTTCAACTAATCCTTTGTCTTTATTCCAGAACTTATCCATGCCTTCTAAATATTCTGGCATTTCTGTAGTTGTAGTTATTGGTTCTTCTTGACCAGTATAATCAGGTTCTGCTTGTTTCACAGATTCTTGTGGTTGTTCTTGTAGAACTTCCTTTACATCATTTTGTGATTCTGCTTGTTCTGATGATTCGCTTGTTTGGTTTGTCGGTTCTTGATCGGGCATCTGTACCTCCTTGGTTATATGATGTTATCCTTCTT